ATGACCAATTTGTATAAGTTCATGGGTGCTGATATAGCCGATAAATTAATGATAGATGAAAATCATATTGGTATAAAATTTTCTCACTTGCATGAATACAATGACCCATATGAGTTTTTCCTCACAATTGATTTTAACCGCGGTCCTGATGAATTGGCTTTTTACAATGAAATGATCAGCATGCTTACAAAGCAACCGGCCACTTGCTTTACAAAAAGTCCTGTAATATCCCCAATGTGGGCGCATTATGCAGGCAATTCATCTGGATTTGTGATAGAAATTAACGAAGAGAAGTTTAAAAACTTCTTGAATGAAATCGGCTTCAAAGAACTTTGCGCAATAGCAGATGTTGAGTATATGGACTCTCCAGATGAAGGCATTGAAGATGTTCTGGCAAGAGCATTTCATATCTGTAAGCCTCGTTATATTTATTTGCTCATTTCATATGTTAGAAGAGCAGCATACTTGACTAAGCAAACTTGCTGGAGTTATGAGCAAGAAAGACGAGTGATAATTGATGAGAAAGCGCTTACCAAACCAAACGACTGGCTAATGCTACTTCCTGTACCAATTACTTGTATAACGGGCGTCATAGTTGGGCACAAATCAAATGATGCGTTGAAGCAAAAAATTCAGGATTTAGCTAAAAAGGCTAAGTGCAGGTATTTTGAGATGGTAATAGGTAAAACAACTACCGCACCATTTCTTTTGTCTAAGAATCTTAAATCACACCAGTTTGTTGATGGGAAGATAGAAGCTGTTTCTCGTCAATGTAAAAAATGTCATGAGCCATTAGATTTCGATAGTAAGGTTTGTGGTTGGTGTGGGATTACTCAGCAAGATGTAAAAATGGCTGCACATCGAAATTCTTTTAGAATGATAGATAGCTATGGAGGGTTGGAAAGATACATTTCCGCAATGAACGCTATTACTGATAAATTTCATGGGAAAAAGTAGTTCACGATTATATTTTTTGGTATAGGGCTTTAACTCAATTAATCTCAGCCCTATACCTTATGAATAACTTATCTAAGTTAAAAACTAATGAAGTAGAAAGGTTTTATAGTCATCCGGTTTTTATTTCCCCATGAGGAACAATAACCCAATCGATATGATTACGAGTATAAATCTTCGTTGATTTTGCATCGCTGTGGGCCATCCTGCCTTGAGGGTCGATTCCTTGGCTGTTAAACAAATGCGCCGCAAGCGCTCTGATCTCGTGAAAAGTAGGGCGTTCGTCCATCGCAAGATGATCACAAAGTCCAAGCTCATCGCGTAAAGAGGAGAACGAGCGACTAAGATAGTCAGGCGCAACTTGAGTTGGGTGTGAAACCTCTTTACTGCGTTTAACCTGTCGATCCGGTATCCTGTGAACAACAAACGGACTGGCTACGTTATCCCTACTCTCATCAATTATGCGCTTTAGCTCATCCCCAATTGGAATCGCAACGTGCGATGCTTCCTTCTTTTGTACCTTTTGGCGATGGATGTAAAGCGTTCCATATATGCCATCCTCTGGCTGTTCGAGCCATACACAACCACAAATACCGTTCTTTGGTTCACGAATTGAATACCGAATCCTAGACACTTCTAGGCGTGCATGTGTCGTCTGTAAGGCCAAATCCATCGCAGTTCTTAACCACGGTGCAGCAGCACGACGTATAGCCATGAAATGCTCTAGCGACAGTCGTTGCCTTTTCTTCTCTTCGGTCCTGCGCATTTTCTTCCTGGTTGCTGGATTGTCGAGCATCAGGGATTCATCGACCGCATACGAAAAAAGCTTTTTGAGAAAGCTTACTTTTCTGTTTTGCACGTTGGCGGATGCGCCAGCATGGTATTTGTTGATGTAGGCGTTAACGTGCTCCAGCTCGATATCGCAAGCAGGTATGTTAATGAAAAACTCTTTCACGCGTAGTGCGTCATTGTTCCAATCATCTAAAGTACTCTGAGAAGGGCGTTCGTCTTCAACAGCCCGAGCCATGATGTGATCCAGATGATCTGCAAACGGTTTGGCTTAGCTGGCCCTCTATTGCTACCATCGCGCGCCAGATTGGTGCCGGTGAGAGCACGGTTCGCACTGCCATATCTCAGCTGGAAAAAGACGGTTGGTTAACCCGCCAGCAGCGCCGTAAGGGCAACCGCAATGCATCGAACGTTTACCAGCTCAATGTTGCGAAATTGCAGGCTGCTGCCTTTTCTCACCTGTCAGATTCTGACGCATCAAAATCTGATGCCTCAAAAACAGACGCGTCAAAATCTGAGGCATCAAAAAACGATGAAAAAGGCGGTTTTCACCCGTCAGAATCTGGGGGGGATCCGTCAGTAAATACAACTACTGATCCATCAGTTAAAAAACCTTCTTGTCCGGTTGCGCCGCAACCAGACCCTGAAGTGATGATCACCGATAACGCCATCCTGGTTCTGAATCATCTGAACCTGGTTAGTGGCTCACGATACCAAAAATCAAAAACTTCTCTGGAAAACATCCGTGCTCGTCTGCGTGAAGGTTACACCGTTAGCGACTTACAGCTGGTGATCGACCTTAAGCATGAGCACTGGAACGGCAATGACGTGCAGTACCAGTACATGCGTCCTGAAACGCTCTTCGGTCCGAAAAAATTTGAAGGTTATCTGCAAAGCGGGATCCGCTGGGACAAGAAGGGGCGGCCACCGCGTGACAGCTGGGGTGAAAAGAAACATGACCCGATGAAGTTCGGTCCGGTTGATAGCAAGATTCCAGAGGGGTTCAGAGGATGATGGAAAATAAATACTGCCGTGCACTGGCTGAACTCCGTTCAAAACCAGCACACGAGTTGAAAGAGGTCGGTGATCAATGGCGCACTCCGGATCTGTTGTTTTGGGGGATCAATGCGATGTTCGGCCCTCTGGTGTTGGACCTTTTTGCCGACGACAGCAACGCGAAGTGCCCTGCATGGTACACGGCTGAAGATAATGCCCTGACGCAGGATTGGTCAGAGCGGCTGGCAGAACTCGGTGGTGCCGGGTTTGGCAACCCGCCTTACAGCCGCTCTCAGTACCACGACAAGCAGGCCGTTACCGGAATGACCCACATCATTAACCACGCTATGGCCATGCGAGAAAAGGGTGGTCGGTACGTTTTTCTCATTAAGTCTGCGACGAGTGAAACGTGGTGGCCGGAAGAGGCAGATCACGTCACATTCATCCGTGGCCGAATTGGTTTCGATCTTCCTACATGGTTCGTGCCGAAAGACGAAAAGCAGCAGCCCACCAGCGCATTTTTTGCTGGCGCTATCGTGGTCTTCGACAAAACATGGCGGGGTGAGCGTTTCAGTTACATCAACCGCACCGACCTGGAGGCCAAAGGCCGTGCTGCGATGTCGCTGGCCCAATTTGCCGTGGGAAGAACGCAAACTGATGCGGCGCCAGAGCTGGACGCTGAGGTAGTGCCGAAGAAATCAGAGGCAGAACTGCCATTAACCCAAAAAGCCATTCTGGAAACCAGCGGTGTAGAGGCTTGGGCCTGTGTTGTCGCGGCGTTCGGCGAGAAAGACGAGTACACCTTCAGCGAGTCAAAGTTTGGTCATACCTGGGCTGCCGACTCTCTGGAAAACCCTGAATTTACCAATGTTTCACCGCTGACGATCGACAGAGCGAAAAAGCTGATCAGCGAGAGCATCCTGGTGGGTGTTAATGCATGGCTGGAAACATTGCCCTTTGATAGCGATGACGTGAAACAAGACATGTCAGAGCGGTTACGCACGGTTGCCGTTGAGTCTGCGAAAGAATACGGCATTACCGCCACTAAAGCCCACGATTTGTTTGTGATCCCTCTGTGCAGAGAGTGTCACGACAAATTACATGCTGATGTTGCAGCGTTCGAGAAAAAACACGGTACCCAGCTGGAGCTGCTATTCCGATTTATGAATCGAGCGCTGGCGATCGGCGTAATAACAAAAGCGTAATTGTATGGAGCGCTGAGCATAATGAATTTACAAGAACTGGAATATACGCGGATTGAACTGCGCCGCGCGCTGGCGGATTTATCAGGATCGACAAAAGGACAGCTGCAGGCGTTCAGTGAGCATCCACCAGCAGATAAGAATAAATACCCCCGGCACCATCCTGAAATCGTCATGGAGGGTGGGGAAGGTTGTGGGTCAAAGGTTGTAACAACGCTGGCCACTCCATTTTATGTTCTTGAGACAAGGAGCCGTCGTCGACCTTTGCCGCCTATTAAAGATACGGAGTTCGCTTGTTCAGCATGGCGTCGTTCGGTCAATGGTCTGGGTGAGCATTTGCAGGCATGGGTGCGGTACTGCTATGGGTATGACCTTACTTTCCGGTACCAGACATTGATGTGCCAGCACGTGTGGGAACAGTTTCAGCGTCAGCATAGCGGCAAAAAAATACAGGGCCGCGTCACTAAAAAACTGATAGGGCTTGTCTGGCTGGCGGCGCAAGAAGTTGCTGCCTCGCGTAATAACGATACCTATCAGGAGTATGCCGGTGCAGCTCTGGCGCGCATGGTCAGCGTTGAGCGTTCCACCTGGCTCAGAGTGTATTCAGGCCACTGGGCGGCTTTCAAAGCTTCGTTTGCTGAAATGGACAGCCAGGCACTAAGCGAAATTTTGTCACGGTACGAAGAGTACCAGGAACTGAAAGTGGCGGAAATGTGAGGTAACTTTCACTAACTCCCTCAATTGGGCTTGCAAAATGCAACAAAATGAGCTATATTTGAAGCTAATTTGATATTTTGCCAAAAGTATATAAACCCGCCAGTGAGCGGGTTTTTTTATGGCAATTTTCCCGGTCTACTCGGGATGTCGGATTTGCCATTCGGATAAATTGAGCGCCTCCAGATCCGGAGGTTTTCTGCTGTGAATATGGGCGACTGGTGGATGTTGGAGCACCCACCAGCCATCAGCTCATGCTTTCAGGTCACAAGCTAATCAAGGCCCATTGCTTTAGCGCAAAAGCATAGTGAGCCTATCAGAGTTACGCTTACTGATCTATGAAAAATACTGTAATTATAAACAGTGTTGAGTTAGTCAACGCTGACAGCCTGCATTACATCGCCTCTCTCCCTGATAACTCTATTGACCTGATAGTCACGGATCCCCCGTACTTCAAAGTGAAACCCAACGGCTGGGACAATCAATGGAAAGGAGATGAGAATTATCTGCGCTGGCTTGATTTGTGCCTCGCACAATTCTGGCGAGTGCTTAAACCTGCTGGCAGTCTTTATCTCTTTTCCGGTCACCGCCTGGCGGCAGACATTGAGATAATGATGCGTGAACGCTTCAACGTCATGAACCACATTATCTGGGCGAAACCAGCGGGACCTTGGAAGGGATGCAACAAGGAAAGTCTTCGCTCTTACTTCCCCGCAACGGAACGCATCCTTTTCGCTGAGCACTATCAGGGGCCATATAAGCCGAAAAGCGACGGGTTTGCTGAGAAAAGCAACGAGGTCAAACAGCACGTCATGGCTCCGTTAATCACCTACTTTCGAGATGCAAGAGCTGAACTGGGTGTCTCGTCCAGGCAGATAGCTGACGCCACCGGAAAGAAAAACATGGTGTCCCACTGGTTCGGGGCCAGTCAGTGGCAACTACCGAACCAGCAGGACTATGAAAAGCTGCAGGAATTGTTCACTCAGATCGCCATTGAGAAGCACCGCGCCTCTGAACTCAAAGCACCGCATCACCAGCTGGTGGCCACATGGCATTCGTTGAACCGGAAATACCTTGATCTGCTGGAAGAGTACAAATCTCTTCGGCGGCATTTCTCTGTGACAGTAGCCGTGCCCTATACAGACGTCTGGACACATAAACCCGTCCAGTTCTATCCAGGCAAACACCCGTGCGAAAAGCCCGCTGATATGTTGCGGCAAATCATCAACGCCAGCAGCAGGCCCGGCGATGTGGTAGCTGATTTCTTTATGGGCTCGGGATCAACTGTTAAAGCAGCCATTGAACTGGGCCGCCAGGCTATCGGCGTAGAACTGGAAGAGGAACGTTTCAACCAGACGGTAAGTGAGGTAAGGCAGCTGGCAGGGGAATAAAAGCTTGGGTCGCTATCGCGGCCCTTTTTATTACCTCAACTGGACACCCGCAACGTAGCGAGGTGAGAGCATGTATCGAATGGAAAAAATCACGACGGGTATTGCATACGGGGCATCGGGAGGGGGGACCGGATACTGGTTGCTTCAGCTCCTCGATAAAGTCTCCCCATCTCAATGGGCGGCCATTGGTGTGCTCGGTAGTCTCATGTTTGGTTTGCTGACGTGGTTAACGAGTCTGTACTTCCAAATCAAAGCGGATCGCCGCAAAGCTGCGCGGGGGGAATGATGTCGAACAAAGCAAAGCTCAGCGCAGCAGTGCTGGCGCTAATCGCGTCAGGGGCATCTGCTCCACTAATTTTCGACCAATTCATCAGCGAGAAAGAAGGCAATGCGCTGGTGGCCGTTGTTGATCCGGGTGGGGTCTGGTCTTTATGTCACGGCGTGACCGTTATCGATGGCAGGCGTGTTGTTAAGGGCATGACGGCCACTGAGGAACAATGCCGAAAGGTTAACGCTATTGAACGCGATAAGGCATTAGCCTGGGTTGATCGCAATATCAAAGTGCCTCTGACAGAGCCACAGAAGGTGGGCATCGCATCTTTCTGCCCGTATAACATCGGCCCAGGTAAATGTTTCCCGTCGACCTTCTATAAGCGCGTCAACGCAGGTGACCGCATCGGTGCATGCGAGGCAATCCGCTGGTGGATTAAAGACGGTGGCCGTGATTGCCGCCTGACTAAAGGCCAGAATAATGGCTGTTATGGACAGGTTGAGCGGCGCGATCAGGAAAGTGCGCTGGCGTGCTGGGGGCTGGACCAATGAAAATTAATCTGGGTCTTATCGGCGTTGTCGTTATTGCTGGCCTTTCGGTCGCTCTCGTTAAGAGTTGCTCAGACGCCAGTAGCCTTCAGAGCGATAACGACGTTCTGCGAAGTGACAACTCTATGCAGGGACAGGTGATCGCCACTCAAGCTTTCAACTTTAATCGGTTCAATCAGGTTGCAGAGCATGCAAACAGGCTAAACTCCCTGATCGACACCAGCACCGAAGAAACCGTTATCGAATACCGGGAGATTCTCCGCCGTGAAAAAACCTGTGATCTGCCTGTTCCTGCTGATATTGCTGGTGGGCTGCTCGAATACGCGTACCGTTTACGTTCCAGCGCCATGTACACCGATACCGGCAGACCTGACGCAGCCTATGATAGTACCGCTGCCTCCCGCACAATGACGTATTGCCAGGCAGTGTTGTGGATTAAACCGCTAATGGCTGTTATTGAAAAGGGCAACAACAACTTAGCTGGAATTCGTCAATTAGAAGATCAGCGTCATTAACATTCATCCTCTCGAAGTTAAAATTTCAAATCATCTTTCAGGTGATACGAATCAAGTGTCGTATCATTATCCTGTTTATTGAGGCACAATATCTCCGATTAAAAAACGGAGGGTTTATGAACTATATTTATCAATTAGTGATAGGTTTGGCTTCAGGTGCTTTCGGGGCGTGGGTGGCTACATTATTCGCATTAAAGCGGTTTTACAGCGAAAAATGGTGGGAAAAAAGAGCAGCAGCATTCATAGAGTTAACCGATGCTATTTATCAGCGTAAAACTATCCAGGAGTATTATTCTGAACTAAGGGAATTTCAGCGTGATGGGCCAGAAGAGTATCCTAATTTTGTAAAGCTTACTGACGAACAGTTAGAAAGCTTAGAACAAGCTGCTAATCGCGCAATGATCTTGATAACGAAATATAGTCAAGTTGGACCGCTTTTAATAACTGAAACTGCCTCAAAACTTTTACAGGATTATCTTAAAGAAGAGCGAAAGGTAGATTATGAAGTACACTTTAAGGGGTTGCCTACAGATGAAGCAGAAGATCATTTGTTGTCAATGACTCAGACTCTTTTCGAAAATATACTCACAACTTCTAAGAAAGAGTTAAAAGCGTAATCTCCTCAATTTTCTACAAAGCTACTGACGTAGACGGTAGCTTTTTTAATGTTCGTTAATCTAGGGTATTCCAGTAGCAACTGGAAGTCAGCCAGGTTCAACAGGCAGAGGCACTAACTGTATGGTGCGTCAGTGCCAGCCTGGCGGCTTGCTATGGACTCAGCTGATAGGACGCTGATGCTGTCCCCATGGGTCATGCAGGGCTTCGTGGGTCCTTTCCGGCAACCTGCTCTGTTACGGGGCGGCGACCTCGCAGATTCTCGCTATTTATGAAAATTTTCTGGTTTATGCCATTTCCGTTCTTCTTCTTGTTTTCTCATTGTTTTTGTTGAAAACATCCTCTCTCCAGAAAGGAAATGCTAAGCATGGAAAACGGAAGTTAACCGTTGATTGTTTCCTTTCTCTGTTTTGTGCCAGGAGTGAGCCATGGAGGTTAACAAAAAACGCTTATCCTGGTTGGATGGCGCAGAACTGGACCTACATACCTCGCGAGCTCCCCGGAGGGCGCCCCTCTTTTATCCATGTCTTCGAACCGATGGAGGACGGACAGACCCGTGGAGCCAATGCGTTTTACAGCGTTATGGAGCAGATGAAAATGCTCGATACCCTGCAAAACACCCAGCTCCAGAGTGCGATAGTGAAGGCCATGTATGCTGCCACCATCGAGAGTGAGCTGGATACGCAGACGGCGATGGATTTCATTCTCGGCGCAGATAATAAAGAGCAGCAGAGCAAACTGACGGGTTGGCTCGGTGAAATGGCGTCCTATTACTCAGCTGCGCCGGTTCGCCTGGGTGGGGCAAGGGTTCCACACCTGTTGCCGGGTGATTCTCTCAACCTTCAGTCGGCGCAGGATACCGATAACGGCTACTCGACTTTTGAACAGTCACTGCTGCGCTATATTGCCGCTGGGCTGGGTGTGTCGTATGAGCAGCTTTCGCGAAATTATTCTCAGATGAGTTACTCGACTGCGCGCGCAAGCGCTAACGAGTCATGGGCGTACTTCATGGGCCGTCGCAAGTTTGTGGCATCCCGACAGGCCTGTCAGATGTTTCTTTGCTGGCTGGAAGAGGCAATTGTCCGCCGCGTGGTCACACTTCCTTCAAAAGCCAGATTCAGCTTTCAGGAAGCGAGAACAGCCTGGGGAAATGCCAACTGGATCGGCTCAGGCCGCATGGCTATTGACGGGCTGAAAGAGGTACAGGAAGCCGTCATGCTCATCGAGGCTGGTCTCAGTACGTATGAGAAAGAATGCGCCAAACGCGGTGATGATTATCAGGAAATTTTTGCCCAGCAGGTCCGGGAAACCATGGAGCGTCGTGCTGCGGGTCTGAACCCACCGGCATGGGCCGCTGCCGCTTTTGAGGCTGGAGTGAAAAAATCAAACGAGGAGGAGCAAGATGGCGCACGAGCTGCGTAATCTTCCGCATATCGCCAGTATGGCCTTTAATGAGCCACTTATGCTTGAACCCGCTTACGCGCGGGTTTTCTTTTGTGCACTGGCTGGCCAGCTGGGCATCACCCGGCTGACAGATACCGTCTCTGGCATCACGCTTGACGCCGGACAAATAGCCGAACCGCTGGCGCTGTTTGGTGAAGATGATGACATGGATTCCCGACCATCGCGCACCTATCAGGTGGCAAATGGTATCGCGGTATTGCCGGTTTCCGGCACGCTGGTGAGTAAAACCCGTGCGCTGCAGCCTTATTCCGGCATGACGGGTTACAACGGAATTATCGCCCGCCTGCAGCAGGCTATCAGTGATCCCGGCGTCGACGGCATTCTGCTGGATATGGATACGCCGGGGGGAATGGTGTCCGGGGCGTTTGACTGCGCCGACATTATAGCCCGTATGCGCGATATCAAACCCATCTGGGCGCTGGCCAATGACATGAACTGCAGTGCAGGACAGCTTATTGCCAGTTCAGCATCGCGACGGCTGGTTACGCAAACGGCCAGAACTGGCTCCATCGGGGTCATGATGGCGCATAGCAACTATGGTGCTGCGCTCAAAACTAACGGCGTTGAGGTCACGCTGATTTACAGCGGCGATCACAAGGTCGACGGCAACCCTTACGAAAAACTTCCGGAAGATGTGCGTGCTGATTTCCAGACACGTATCGATGCCACTCGTCAGATGTTTGCCGAAAAGGTTTCCGCTTATACCGGCATGTCCGTTCAGGACGTTCTTGACACCGAAGCGGCAGTATTCTCCGGCCAGGAGTCAGTGGACAACGGGCTGGCGGATGAACTTGTAAACAATACCGATGCGCTCGGCGTGATGCGCGAAGCACTCGACAGACGCAAAAAAACAACCATTGGAGGAACTATGCCATCACCTTCTGCATCTGCAGCGACCAACAATCCAGCCGACCAGGCATCTACTCAGACTACTACTTCAGCTGAACAGCTCACTGACGCTGACACGACCACTGCTGCCATAGCGGCCCCTGCAGACGTCAGTGCGCAGGTCTCTGCAGCAGTAGCTGCAGAGAATAGCCGCATCATGGGCATCCTGAACTGCGACGAGGCGAAAGGGCGTGAGTCACAGGCGCGTGCACTGGCCGAAACGCCGGGTATGACGGTAGAGAGCGCACAGCGCATTCTGGCTGCCGCACCGCAAAGTGCCCAGGCGCGGACCGACACGGCGCTGGATCGTTTGATGGAAACAGCACCAGGCGCACTCGCAGCAGGCAGCGCATCTGCCGATGCCGCTGACGATTTGTTAAACACCCCCGTTTAAGAGGCTATCATGGCAATTACCGAAGTTTTCACACATAACCAGCCGCTCGGTAACAGCGACCCGGCGCACACTGCGTATGGTCCTGGCGAACTAACGGCTTCCACCCCAGCCATGACACCGCTCATGCTGGATGCTACTTCTGGCAAGCTGACCGTATGGGACGGCGCTAACGCCGGCGCGGCAACAGGCATCCTGGCAGTGACAGCTGACCAGAACAGCGCAGAGCTGGCGTATTACAAATCCGGCTCTTTCCGTATTGAAGACGTCCTCTGGCCAGCTGCCGTCACCGACGAAAATATCAAGCGTAACGCGTTCGCCGGAACTGCTATCAGTATTGTTTAATCCGCGTTTTTACAACCATCATCATTCATAAAAGCCGCCTGTGCGGCTTTTTTACGGGAAAAATCTATGTCTGTTTATACAACTGCCCAGCTGCTGGCGGTCAATGAGAAGAAATTCAAATTCGATCCGCTCTTCCTGCGCATCTTTTTCCGCGAAACCTATCCCTTCAGTACAGAGAAGGTTTACCTGTCGCAAATTCCTGGCCTGGTCAATATGGCGCTGTACGTTTCGCCGATTGTCTCCGGCAAAGTGATCCGCTCACGTGGCGGCAGCACATCTGAATTCACGCCGGGTTATGTGAAGCCGAAACACGAAGTCAACCCACTGATGACCCTTCGCCGTCTGCCTGATGAGGACCCTCAGAATCTCGCTGACCCGGTCTATCGCCGTCGCCGTATCATCCTCCAGAACATGAAGGATGAAGAGCTTGCTATTGCGCAGGTGGAAGAGAAACAGGCTGTTTCGGCAGTGCTCAGCGGTAAATACACCATGACCGGTGATGCGTTTGAACCTGTAGAAGTGGATATGGGCCGCAGTGCTGGTAACAACATTGTCCAGGCCGGTGCGGCAGCGTGGTCCACCCGAGACAAAGAAACGTATGACCCGACCGATGACATTGAAGCCTACGCGCTCAACGCCAGCGGTGTGGTCAACATCATTGTGTTCGATCCAAAGGGCTGGGCGTTGTTCCGTTCCTTCAAGGCTGTAGAGAAGAAACTGGACACGCGTCGTGGTTCTAACTCTGAGCTGGAAACCGCCGTGAAAGATCTGGGTATGGCTGTTTCATACAAGGGGATGTATGGCGATGTGGCCATCGTGGTGTACTCCGGCCAGTACGTCGAAAACGATGTCAAAAAGAACTATCTGCCGGACCTGACAATGGTGCTGGGGAATACCCAGGCTCGCGGCCTGCGTACATATGGTTGCATTCTTGATGCTGATGCCCAGCGCGAAGGTATCAATGCCTCGACACGCTACCCGAAAAACTGGGTGCAGTCGGGCGATCCGGCGCGTGAATTCACTATGATTCAGTCAGCTCCGCTGATGCTACTGCCGGACCCTGACGCATTCGTGTCCGTCAAGCTGGCATAACTCCCCCCCTGTGGCCCTGTCGGGCCACCTTTCTGGAGTATTTCCCATGACAGAAAAAGAAAAGCTGATTGCTCGGCTGAATGAACTTGGTACCCAGCTTAACCGTGAAGTCAGCACCAACGGCACCATTCAGGAACTTACGATGCGTATTGCTGAGCTTGAAGAGGAGCTGGACGGAGACGCCATCTCGGTTGACGGCGAAAGCGACGGGCAGAATGCTGCCGGCAGCACCGGCAGCACCGGCAGCACCGGCAGCACCGGCAGCACCGGCAGCACCGACAGCACCGACAGCGATGTTGCAGACGCAGCAAAAGTAAAAACGGGAGCGGGCACAACGGGTGAGCGGGTATCAGTAGAAACGCTGGCAACCCTGCATGTTGACGCACTACATGCCACGCGCAACGAACCGGTATCGCCTTGACAAGCCCAGCGCAGGTTTTCCAGATCACCGCGATTGGAAGCGCAACTTCTCTTACCGTGACACCTGCGGCAAGCCCAGCAATTCCTGCTGGAACGAAGTATTCGATTTTACTGAGCGACAGCCTGAGTGTGGATGGCCTGGCGCAGGACATTGCTGAAACCTTCACGATGTACCAGCGCTACATGAGCGGCTTTGCTGATGTGATGAACGGCACGACAGACGTCACCATAACGATTAACGGCACACCAGTCACCGTACCGGGGCAGAAATCACTGGCGAAGAAAGGGGCAAACAGCGACATCACCAGTCTTTCCGGGCTGACTACCGCGCTAAGCATTTCCCAAGGTGGAACCGGTGATAAGACAGCAGCAGGTGCTCGTACAAACCTTGGTTTAGGAAGTGCCGCCACCAAGGATGTAGGCCCTAATACTGGTAATGTTTTAGGTGTGGGCTATTTCGGTTTCGGAACTCCAACTGTTAACGTCTTAGGAAATACCGAATCAGGGTTTTATGGCATTGACGGCTCTGGTACTGCCTGGGCCCCGCAAGCCGGATCGGGAATTGTATGCGGGTATGACCCTACGCGCCGACAGCAGATATTTACAGGAGTATCCGGCAATCTTTTTGTCAGGAACCTGGCCAGTGCTGCTATGAATACACCTTCGTCCACCATTCCATGGACACAGATGCAGTCTGTTGGAACATCAGATATTAATTTTAAGCACGTCAACGGCGATCTC